GCGGTGCCCTGCCAGAGGGAGCGAAGTTCAATGATGTCGATGAACTGACGCGAATCCTCGCTGCGGCTCGCGCTCGCCGGTCGCCGCTGACGGTTAGGCGCGGAATGTCGCTGCTTGAGTTCATCGCGGAACGTGGTGGCATCCGCGATGTGGGTGGTGACGTTCGTTCGATCCTCGGCGGGCAGACTGAGATCAAGCGCGGTCGCGGCAAGAAAACGCTGAAAATCGTCCGCGACGATAGCTATGACGATACTGGTTCGCTGTTCGGTGGCGGTCCTAAGGTGGATGAGAAGGGCCGCGCCCATGGCTTGGATGACGTTGCGCAGGCCGCGATCGAGGCCGGTTATCTGGCGGATCATCCCGATGTTGTCGCCTGGAAGGCTGCGGTCGAACGCGGCGATCAGGTGCCGGACATTAGGAATGCACTGCTGGAAGCGATTGATGAGGAGCTACGCGGTCGTCCCAGCTATTCCATCGATGATCAGGTTGATCAGCGAGCGATCGAGGAAGATGAGTTCTACGATCAGTTTGATGAATACCTGAACCGTCTCGGTGTGTCGCTCGATGATCCTGATGATGTGATCCGTGAGGCCATCCGAAAGGACGAGGAAGCCCGTCGCGCCGAAATGGAAGATGCGCGGATGTACGGGCAGGATGGCCGTATCAACACCGATAGCGAAGAGTTCAAACGGTGGTTCGGTGACTCGAAGGTCGTAGACGAGGGTGGCGCGCCGCTGGTCATGTACCACGGCACGCCTGCCATGATTGGAGAGGATTTCGCGTTTGATCCTCGCCGTATCAGCGAACGTGGTTCCGCGTCCGGTTATGGTTTCTACTTCACGTCTGATCGCGCTACCGCAGAAGGATACAGACCGGAAGATGGTGGATCGCTCGCTGAGGTTTATCTGAGCATTCAGAAGCCGCTTCCAGTTAATGCAAAGTCGTTCCCGAAAAGCACAATCGCGAAGATCGTGGAACGTCTCATCGAAAAGGACATCGCGGAGAACGGTATCGACTGGCGCGATACGTTTGTTTCAAACTTTGTCGATACCTATTCCATGTCGAGGGCTGCGGCAGTCCGTGAGACTGCAAGCATCATTGCGGAAGGCAGTGAAAAGGCCATTGATCAGATTGCGGAGATCGCCAACGTCTATGGCTCCAAGGATGATGCCATGCGCGCGGTGCGCGACGTTACGGGCTATGATGGCATTTTCACTGACGGCTACGACAACAAGGGAGGCGAAGGCGGGAAAATATTCGTCGCGTGGTTCCCTGAGCAGATAAAATCCGTCCACAATCGCGGTACGTGGGATCCGAATGATCCTCGGATTTTGTATCAGTCTGGCGTGGCTGTAACGCAAGATGACGTTGACGCTTTCGCGGAAAATCTTAAGGCTGACCTCGGGTTGCGTTCGCTATCCTTGTTCCTGTCGGGGCAGAACGATCTCAAACTGAATATGATCGCGGTGGAACGGGACCGGCAAGGGCAAGGCTCCGGCTCAGAAGCAATGCGCCGAATTGTCGAATTTGCCGATGCTCGCGGGCTTCGCGTCACGCTCACGCCTGGCCTGCCGGACGATGGGTTCGGAACAACGTCGCGATCCCGGCTGGTTAAGTTCTATAAACGTTTCGGCTTTGTTGAAAACAAGGGCCGGAATAAGGACTTCTCAATCAGCGAAAGCATGTATCGTGAGCCGCAAGGCCGCACCTTCTACCAAACCGCCTACCACGGCTCGCCGCATTTCGAACAAAATCGTGGCGGTGGTGCGCGCGGTGCCATTTCCTATCGCTTCGATGGCGAGCGGTTACAGCGTCTGATCCAGCTTTTCGAGAAAGCGGATCTATCCACGTTCCTGCATGAAGCCGGTCACGACTTCCTGATCATCCTGCGTGATCTTGCGAACCTTGAGGTTATGCAAGGCTATGCAGATCGTCCCATTGGCGAGATGTACGATGTCGTCAGGAACTGGTGGCTTGAGAATGCAAAGGACATTGTTGTCGAGGCGAAGAAGGCGCGCGGCGTCGATGTGTCCGAGGCTGACGTTCAGGCGTTCATCAACAACGGCACGACCGGCGACACCGTTAAGGACGAGGTAATCGACGTAGGTGTCAACGAATACTGGGCGCGTGGATTTGAAGCATACCTGATGGAGGGCAAGGCCCCGTCCGAGGCGCTGCGTGGTGCGTTCGAGAAGTTCCGCGCATGGCTGCTTTCCGTCTACGAGAAGATCATGCAGATCGTCGGCAGAGATCCGTCGCGCGTGATGGGCGTGAACCTCAGCGACGACATTCGCGGCGTGTTCGACCGGATGCTGGCGACCGATGAGGAAATTGCCAAGGCACAGCAGAAAACGGGCGGTATCAGTCCTGTGTTCACCACGGCTGAACAGCTTGGCATGACCGATGAAGAATATCAGCGGTTCCTGAAACTGCGTGAGAAGGCCGAGGACGAGGCAAAGGCAAAAGTCCTGGCCGAGATAATGGCTCCGGTGAAGCGCCGAACCGAACGCTGGTACAAGGAGGAACGCGCGAAGGTCCGTGAGCAGGTCGAGCGCGAGGTGAACTCGTGGAGGGTTTATCGCGCGATCGAATGGATGGGCAATCGCCGGTGGCTTGGCGATGAGCAACCGGAAGGTCTGCCGGATGTCCGCCTGTCGAAAGACATCCTCGTCAAGCGGTACGGTGAGGGTGTGCTGAAAACGCTGCCGCGCGGTCAGCAGACGGTTTACACGGTCGATGGCGGTGTCGATCCAGATGACGTTGCGGGCTGGTTCGGGTTCTCGTCCGGCGACGAAATGATCAAGGCGATGGAATCCGCGCCTCGCCGCGTCGAAGCGATCGAGGCCGAAACCGACAAGCGGATGCGTGAACTGCATGGCGACCCGCTGAATGATGGCTCGATCGAGGTGATGGCGCTCGATGCCGTACATACGGAAAAGCGCGGCGAATGGATCGCTGCCGAATTGAAGGCGGTGAATGAAGTCGCCGGTCTGGATCTGGCTCTGACGTACAAGCAGGCGCGTGAGATGGCGCGGCAGACAGTGGCGCGAATGCGTGTTCGCGATGCGATGGCCTCTCACCGATATCTCGCCGCCGAACGGAAGGCCGCTGATGAGGCGGAGCGGCTGGCAAAAATGCTTGGCCGAAATTCGACCTGGATGAATGCGGCTCGCCGGCGTATCCAGTCGAAGGCGAAGGCGGCTCTTCGGGAGGAAGCCTCGCCGGATGCGGTCGCTCGACAGATCGACCAGGCGAACCGTTCGACTGAGAACTACAACGAGATTGCCGAGCGGTTCGTGCAGGCCAAGCGGCGGCAGTTGATCAACCATGCGCTCTACATGGAATCGCGTCGTGTTGCCGAGGAAGTCGAGAAGGCTGAGAACTTCGTTCGAAAGCTGAACAAGGCGAGCCACCGCGAGAAGATTGCCGGCGCTGGCCGTCGCGAGGATGCGCAGATCGATTACCTGGCCGCGATCGATGAGATCTTGGAGCGGTACGATTTCCGGCGCATGTCGGCGCGGCAGGAGGAACGGCGGGCATCGCTGGTTGAGTTTGTCGAGGCGATGAAGGCTGCCGGTCGTGAAAACGAACTGGCTATCCCCGATAGAGTCCTGCGTGATAGCCAGCGCCGTCCGTACAAGACGCTGACGGTCGAAGAACTGCGCGGCGTCGTGGACTCGCTCAAAAACCTTGAGCATATCGCTCTCCGCTGGAACAAGCTGATCGATGAGAAGCGGCAGCGCGATTTCGATGAGGCCAGGGGCACGATCATCTCCACGATCATGGAGAATAAACCCACCAAGGATAAGCAGTGGGTGAAGGACACAGGCGTCAAGATCAGTCTGCTGGATGGTGCCAAGGAATATCTTGCGTCTCTTCAGACGGCGACGACGATCTTGCGCGGGCTTGATGGCGACAAGGATATCGGGCCGGTCTACGAGATTCTGAAAACACCGTTGGACGAGGCAGCATATGCCGAGCGCGAAATGCTCGCTGATGCCGCGAAGAAGCTCGAAGAACTCTATTCGCTGTATTCAGTGGATGAGCAGCGGGAGATGGCCGTCAAGCGGCATTATCCGGAGCTTGGCGGATCTTTCTCCAAGTGGAACTTGATCATGATGGGCCTGAACATGGGCAATGAAGGCAACTTGGCCCGTCTGACAAATCAGCGTGCCCGCAAGCACCTGACCGAGGCGCAAGTCGAGATCGTCAAGAATCTGCTCGATGAGCGCGATGCAAGGTTCATTCAGGGCGTGTGGGATCTGATCGGTTCCTACCGTGATGCGATTGCCAAGCGTGAGCGCCGTCAGAAGGGTGTCGAGCCGAACTGGGTTGATGCTAAGCCGGTTACGATCGGCGGCGTCGAACTGCGCGGCGGGTATTTCCCGATCAAGTATGCCCGTGACCTTGGCGGCGGTTCAGAGATCGCTGCCGATATGTCCTATGATGACATTCTGGCGTCGATGATGGGTGGCCGTTTCTCCGGTACGCATACGAAAGACGGGCACCTGAAAGAGCGCGCGGCGAATACGGACATGTCGCTGCTACTTGATACGAGCGTAATCGGGCGTCACCTGGTCGAGGTGATCCACGACCTGACGCATAGCGAAGCGATCGTGAACGCGACTCGTCTGCTGGCTGATCGTGAGGTTCGCCAGGTGTTTATCGATACGGGACTGGAATCGCAGTATGAGCAGCTACGGCTGTGGGTGCAGGATGCTGCGGTTGGTCAGGTTTCGCAGAGTGATTTCTACTCGAAGGCGATCCAGAAGCTTCGTAGCGGTTTCACGTTCTCGAAGCTGGCGATTAACCTGAAAACGATCCTTCTCCAGCCGCTCGGCCTGTCTCAGTCGGCAGTCGTTGTCGGCAAGGCGCGGCTGATGCGGAACGTGATGAAGTTCTGGAGCGATCCGCGCGCTATGCGTGACCAGGTGGTTGCGAAGTCGCGGATCATGTGGGAACGCGAAAGGACGTTCAATAAGGACATCATGGATATGGTGGCCGATGCGAATGTCTCCTCTCCGTCTGCCTCGAAGATCCGTGATTTCCGCGATCAATATATCGTTCCGCTCGGAATGGCCGGCATCACGTTCACGCAGTTCTATACAGTCGATATGCCCGTTTGGATGGCGGCGTATGAAAAGGGACTCGAAATGTTCGGCGGGGACGATGCCAAGGCCGTCCATTATGCCGACATGACGGTCGAGCGAACCCAGGGGTCCGGCCTGTTCATTAATCGTGCCGGGATCGAACGGGGTACGACTTCGCAGAAACGCCGGCAGGATCCGTTCGTCCTGCTTCTGACAACTCTTGGCAGCTATTTCTTCGCGAAGTTGAATGTGGCGATCACCAGAACTCGTGAGTTGCGAGCGCAGCAAATCACTCCTGTCGAAGCGGTGAACTATGCGCTCGATATGCTGCTGCTGTTCTCGTTCGAGGCTGTTGTGATGACGCTGGCGGGTGAACTGTTCGGCGGCGGCGGCGACGACGATGATGACAGCATCGCGGCGGAGATCGTGAAGGAAACGGCGAAAACCGTCGCTGGTGGCCTTCCGGTTGTGCGCGACCTTGCCGGAATGATGGAAGGCTTCGACGGCGGCACGTATGGCGCGATCTTGAAGATCTTCGCGGATACGTTCCGGAACACGGCCAAGGATGTGAGCAATGCCGAGATCAGGAAAACCACGGTGAAGAATGCCGTCAACCTGGTAGGCATGCTTGGTCGCCTTCCTTCTGCGCAGATTAACCGCGTGATCGATGCGGCCTGGCGCGAGGCTGAGGGCGAGGATGTTGCTCCTGTCGAATATCTGTTTGGTCGGCAGAAGCGGTAATTAAATCGCGGCAACCATCTGGATTTATCATGCGCCGAAACAATAGGAGTTTCGGCGCATGACTGTTCCGAGCGACGTTAGCAAATCTGGTCCGTATTTCGGAAACGGCGTTACGACCGCATTCAATTACGACTTCAAGGTCGTCGATGAAACGCACCTCAGCGTTGTCGTCCGTGATACAGTGAGCGGTACGCAGCGAACGCTGGTGCTCAATTCTGATTACACGGTTACGGGTGTTGGAAATTCTGGTGGCGGTCAGATTATCACAACTACTGCACCGACTTCCAACGAGACTCTGACGATCCTGCGAAACGTCCCCTTTACTCAGGATATCGATCTTGAGAACCAGGGCGCGTATTATGCCGAGACGGTAGAGGATGCATTCGATCTTGCTGTCATGCGCGATCAGCAGTTGCAAGAGCAGCTTGATCGAGCGGTGAAGCTTCCGGTTGAGGCTGACCCATCGACGCTCCCCGGTCTCGTTCGCGATCTTATCAGGGTGGCCGCGAGCGCTGATGAGGTGGATGTGGTCGCCAACAACATCGCTGATGTTGTCGATGTTGCGAACAATATGCCCGATGTGAACACGGTCGCGGGTATCGCTGAGGAAATTTCGGAAATTGCCGACGAGGTGAATAAGGCGGCTGGTTCGGCGGCCGCATCGGCGGCAGAATCTAAGCAGTGGTCGGAAGTGTCTGAACAATGGGCTACTGAGGCTCAGCAGCATGTCCAGAGCGTTACCCCATCTGTTGTTCGGTTTTCTGGCGACGGTGTGTCAACGCAGTTCGATACAGGGATTGCCGTTATCGATGAATTGATGACCAACGTTTACGTGACAGGGGTTTATCAACAGAAGAACACCTATTCAGTTGTTGACGGGATTATCACGTTCGACAGTCCTCCCGCCGCCGGTATTGACAATATCGAGGTGATGATTGGCGGCAACGTCTCGCAGGCTTTTGCTATCCCGTCGAACCAGACCGTGACGCCTGCCAAGACGACATGGGTTTTCGAGACGGTTTCCGATTTTAAGGCTGCGCATGTTCCGCCTACGGCGTGGGGCGTGGAAATTCTCGGGTATTACGATGCGATGGATGGCGGCGGGGCGCGATATAAGCGAGTGTTTGCTGAGCCGTCGCACCCCGGCAAGCTGCAAAGCGCTGATGGCGCATGGTGGGAGTTGGAGCGCGGCCAGCAAATCCGCGTTGAAATGTTCGGAGCCATTACGGGTCTCAATAAGGCTAACACCACGGCCAATGACGCTGCATTCGCAAACGCCGACGCCTTTATGGCAGCTATGGGTGGCGGAACGGTGTATGTGCCTGGGCAGTTCTACTGCCTGACGAAATTGCGCTGGTCTCCTGGTGTCTATTTTGAGGGCTCTGGACACGGCAAATGGATGCCTTCCTTCCCCACTCAACCAAAGACTTGGGAAGGGACTAATCTAATAGGTGTCGCATCGAGCAAGGATTATCAGGTACGGGGCATCACGTCCATGAAGTACGCGGGGGGCTGGCGAGAAGACCCGGATACACCGGGCCGCTTCTTCAAGCTGACATCGTTCATGAACGAGGACGCGACCGGCACGACGCCAGCAACTCCCCGCGACATGCAGGTCTTTGCAGCTAACAAGGAGCTTGACAAAGACAAGGGCGGTTTGCGCCGGATGCGCCTTGTCCCCTGGATTGGCGACGACGGCATCTCTGGCTACAGCGATCCGGGGGATATGTCCCTTGGGGATGATCTAGACATAGGCCTGATGGTCAACTCGATTGACGGCGCACGTTTCGAGGAAGTCCAGATCCGAGGTTACTGGCGCGTTGCTGGCGTTGCCGAGATATGCCCTGATTTCGACGTATGGGGACGCTCTGAAAACAATGTGTTCATTAATGTCTCCAGTCAGGGTTATGTCGGATGGATGATCCGTTCGGGCGACAGGTGGCGTGTCCTCTCGTCAACGGCAAATAGCCTCACGATCCGCTGGTCTGAGGAGAGCTATTGGCCGTCATCAGGCCAATTCGATACGAATAACCAAGGGATTGTCACTTACACCGGCATCACGCGTGCCGGTAACAATCTCACCTTTACCGGAACGAGCAAGGACGTTTCGGGAACCACTGAAATCCGTTCACCGAGGCGCGGGACCGGTTTCTCTACAGGTCGAGCAATTGGTTGTGAGGCGTGGGCACTCTGGCATCATTCCGGGCTAAAGGCAGAAGACCTTGGTTTCCCAGCCCCATCCAAGGGTACAGAAATCAGCGGCTATCCGATGCGAGGGCTGCACTGGTTTGATTACAGCTCATTTGGCGAGAGTTCGGACTCCTGCAACTTCTTTATCCATGATTGCTACGATGCAGAGTTCATCGGGGGCAAGTGGGAAATTGGACGGGCCATCGCTTCACCGCGGGCCGCACTCGGGGCTTCCACGGCAGAAGCACCATGCGGTGAAACGCGCAACCTTCGGCTAAACGTCCATTGGTCCGGCACTATCGACACGCGCATGTTTACACCTCGGTCTGTCAGCGACCTTCAAAGGCAGTTTAATCCACTTGCTGACATTAATCCTAACCTACTAATCAAGGCACTCCCTGGGCAAGCGGTATTAATACAAAAAGCGGGGGGGCAGACCTTTGATGTCATAGATGATGTTGGTGCTGTACAATTTCGAGTGACGGCTGCGGGCAATGCAATCATCAACGGCAGCGTAATTGTCAACGGGACCAATAACCGCTCTTATATCTCGACATATACCAATGAACACAGCCTTGAACTCAGGACCGGTACTACAACCCGTCTCGATATGCGCGCTGATGGCACTGTCGCACCGGGCGCCGACAATGTTCAGAGTTTAGGGTCTGGTGGCTTCCGCTGGTCACAGGTCTATGCTGGTACTGGCACCATCAACACCTCAGATGAGCGCGAGAAGCAGCAGATCGAAGCGATCCCCGATGAATGGCTTGACGCATGGGGGGATGTGGAGTGGGGCCGCTACAAGTGGAATGCTTCGGTAGACATCAAAGGTGATGGTGCTCGGTGGCATGTCGGGTTGATTGCGCAACGTATTCGAGATGCATTTGCCGCCCGCGGGCTTGATGCGTTTGAAATTGGCTTGCTCTGTTACGACGAATGGGATGAGCAGGCGGAGATTTCGGAGCCGTTATTCGATGCGGATGGGAACGAAGTGGGGCGCACTATAATCCGTCCTCACCGGCCTGCTGGTAACAGATATGGCATTCGCTACGAGGAAGCGCTCGCGCTAGAAGCGGCTTGGCAACGGCGTGAAGCAGCGCGCCTACGGTCGGAGATGAAGCAAATCTGGGATGGAATCGGAAAAATGAAGAGCCAAATGTCTGGATAGGTATTCGTCATGACGAACTATGGGCTTTCGTCGCTGCTGGACTTGAGGCGCGTCTTTCGGCTCTTGAGGGGTGGCAAGTTTCAACAGGCCGCGAATGGCGATAGATAAGCGAGTGAAACTATTAATGGTTACGCGCGTATCTCCTGAAATGGTTCAAGGTCTGGCCGGCGAATTGGCCGGCAAGCAAAATGATCTTGGACTTGACGGCAAGGCGACTGGTGAGGATTACCGATCCGGCGAGCCGAACAAGGCGCTTGAACCTGCTGGTGTGTGGGGTGCAGCCGGATTTGTGGACCTTTCAGATGCGGCTACGATCACGCCTGATTTTTCGGCAGGGTTCAACTTCACCGTTACACTCGGCGGGAATCGAACACTAGGAAACCCGTCGAATGTAAAAATCGGCCAATGCGGCATCATAGAGGTTTGGCAAGACGCGGCAGGTTCGCGAACGCTAGCATTCGGAAGCGAATGGAGGTTTGCAAACGGCGAGGCTCCAGAGCTATCGACGGGCGCGAACGCGCGTGATTTGCTTAGCTACCTTGTTCTGCCGGGCGGTGACGTGTTTGTGTCGCTGATTAGGGATGTGCGTTGAATGTTGCCGGGGATACATTTGCCGCCAGGCGTCATATCTGCTGACGGTCTTTTGACCATCCAGACGTCAACAGTGCGCGCCACAGATTTTCGCAATCACCCTGTTGGGTCGTCTCCGAGGGATTGGGATTGGGACGCATCGTATCCACTGTCCATAACGGATGATGGGGCTGTTTCCGGAAAGTGCTTGCAATATTCCGGCTCCGGGTCGAGTTACGCTCTTCTTCGGTGGCTGATTTCATTTGAAAGCGATGCGCCATCGCAGGAGGTTTTGCTGCTGGCCGAAACCCTTACGACGCCAAGCGGTGGCTCATGGCAACCACATTTCGGGCCACTTGCTAGATGCAATGAGGATTTGACTCAATATGCATATTCGGTCCTAGGCCGAAACAATAGCGGCAACCGCATCCTAACGGAGTCCAGGGGGTTCGCTAATTCTGGCGATATTGATCAGTTTGGGTATTCCGCAAACACCAAGTATTGGATTCGACTTAGAGTAGAGCAAACTGGAATAAGTCTCCGGGTTTGGCCGCGCGGAACGTCAGAGCCTGGGTCGTGGACTATCTCTAGGGGGAGATCAACATTACAATTGCCAAACGCCGCGGGTCATGCTGGCGTCGTTATGGGTTCTTACTCGGTGTCCCGAACACATCGTATTCACTACATTGCTCACCGCATCGATGGCGGCGCGGCTCCGCTTCCAAGCGGCGAGTAGGAAGTGACTTCCGTTGTTGCAAGCTGGGGTTAGGGATTGATGGTTCGCGGTGGTAACCGTTTCCCGATATCGTCGCCGCGCTCGATGAGGGCCTTACCGTCCTGGCTGGCATCCCCTGCCCGTTATTCCTGTCCTTTCCATGTGGCAACCTTTTTCGGGTAAAACTGTCCTGGGTCAGGACGGGTACGGTATCGGGCCATGCAGGATACGAATATGCAAGCGCCGCGTTTCAAATGGGAATGGAATATCAATACGATCACGAATCTGATCGGCTTGATCACGACATTCGTGCTGATCGGCATTGCATACTCTAACCTGCAAAACGCAGATCAGCGCAACGCTGAGAAAATCGATGCGCTAGAGAACCGCATGGCCGGCGTGGAGGCGGAAGTCAGGAAGATCGATCTTCATGAGATCCGGCTGTCCTCGGTCGAGCAGCAAGCTGTCACATCGGCTGAGGCCATGCGGGCGGTCGAGCAAACGCTATCGAACCTCTCGGCGGACATTCGTGTCGTCCGGGAAATACTTCAAAGACTGGAGGCGAAGGAGCGAAGTAAATGAACGCGGCTCCGATAATCAGAATCTCCCTGTACGTTTTGGCCGGCTGGCTTGCTGGTCGAGGTCTGCCGCAGCCGATCGCTGATTACATTTCCAACGATCCGACTGTGGTCGAAATGGTGTCTGAGATCGTTGCCGGCGTTGTCGGTGCGGTCACTGTAACCTGGTGGCGGATTGCTCGCAGATTTGGGTGGGCGACGTGATCAAGACTGTTCTGAATTGGCTGACTGGCGGCATTCTGGATCGTGCTCTGTCCACGGTCGATAAGGCCATACAGGCAAAGACGGATCAGGAGGCGCTTAAGGCGGACATCATCCGCGAGTACTACCGGCAGCGTGCCGACTGGATGCGGTCTGGTGGGTTCTGGCTGATGGTAATGTTCGCCGCACCGTTGGCTCTGTGGTACGCGAGTGTGATCGTGTATTCGATGCTGTTCTGCGCTCGCTGTGCGTTCCCTCAGTCCTGGGTTATCGCTTCGTTGCCTGATCCGCTGAATGAATGGAGTTGGATCATCGTTGTCTCGATCTTCGGTGTGATCGGGTTGGAGAGAATGAAAAAGTAAGGGCGGCACCAGCCGCCCTAATTGTTAGGGGATTATCCCATCGTCAGAAAGAGTGACGGGTTCGATCCGTGCCGTCATTCCCATTACCGCTGCGGAGCGGCCAGACCCGGCACTGGGTAGTTGCCGGGAAGGAGGTCAGGACCATGCTTACGTATGGTCTCGGGATCGACAGTCTGCAACCGGTCTTTCCCTTGCTCTTGTTGAGAGCCTGACAGAACCCTGGTCCCCTTCCAGAAGGGATTTCAGAGCGATGCGGCGCGGTCTCCAAAACCGTGCCGCCTTGTGCTATTCTATACACCGCTTCGGACGAAATGTCCACAAGGGCATTCCTCATACTTGTGTCAAGGGGATAATTCCCAATTGTTAAAGCCTATCAGCCGTCAGCTTCGCGTATCCCGCGATGTCCGCCCAGTGATCCCTATGGTTTGGATCGCCGGCTAGGATGCGCCCGATCTTGTGGGCGATCATCTCCAGGGTCTCGCGCTGATGGGATTTCATGCGGTCGAAGTTTTGCGATGAATGCAGGATGTCCTTGATCTGCTGCGTATAGTACGCATGAGCAAGATAATCCCCATGCACCTTGCCGCGCTCGTACAGAATCCTGTCAAGGTCCAGTTCCTCGACGGTCTCCTTAAGTTCTTCCTCGCTCAGGTCGATTTCAACGGTCATTTTCTGCTCCTGTCCTAAGTCTCTGAGAAATTCGCCTGATGTAGTGGTGCGCCAGGACAAGCGCGTCGTCGGCGTCCTTTGCGCCGGATAGAAAGTCTAGCTCATCCGCCAGTATGCGGAGATGCGTTGCGGCAAAGGCAAGGTCACGCTGCGACGAAAGCCTGATCTCCACCCTGGCGAAATTTGGCAGCAGATCGGGCATCAGATGTCATCCCCTTCGTCCTGCTCCTGCTCGATCACCTCGCCAGTTTCCGGATCGTGCTCCTGCTCGATCACCTCCGCGTCCTCAATCGGCTCTGGCGCAACGTCTTTCAGGACTTGCGCAGCGGCTCCACGGCGCTTCCTGGTGGGTTGTTCAGCAGGTGTAGGTTCGGGTTCGGCATCAAAATCGAAGTCCTCGTCAATGCGCTCGACGGCCTGCTGGAACTCGTCGCGGTCGCTGGACGATGGCAGGTACTTGGAGATCCTGCGTATTACGGTCTTGCGCCACCATTCGCCAAAATTCGGGCTGGTCGGATCGTATTGCTTTTCGTTCTTCGACTGCTTGGCGATACGCATGACATCCGCCTTGCTCATCACCTCGCGCTGGACGCTGCCGTCCTTGAGGCGGACAATGGCATACACTGCGATCGGTTCGCCGCGATCTCCGTCCAGGCTCGGCTCGTGCTCGATCCTCTCGTCGTCTCCGAGGACGTAGGCGAATTTGTCCTTGGAGTATACGACATGAGCGGCGATCGAGGAAATTTCGCCGGAGTTGCGGGCCTTCTTCATCAAGCCGGCGACCATCGGGATGTACTGAACGCGGTCCTCATACCGATTGTCACTTACCTTCTGGCGGAACGTGACAAGCGCCGCCTCGCGACCGTCGAGAATGAGGCCGTCCGTTGCAGCCTTCGTGCAGGCGACGAGAAGCGACTGCATACCGCCTGGCGTCGATGCTGCGGCCTTAGCGATCTGCGGGTTCATGGCGACGGCGGTTTGAGCCGTGCGGACAAATCTCTCGACTGGAATGTGCCCAGGAAGCGCACGCTGGAACTCAGTCGATGCCTGCGCAAGCTGATTGCGCACGACGATTGCCGGGTTCTTACTCGTATCTGACAGTGCGTTGCTCATCGGTCAATTTCTCCAAAATCTCAATTGATCGCTTTTGAATTTCTGGCTGTCCGATTTTGGACAGTCCCTCCAATACCTGGATTGCCTTGTGTTTGTTGGTGCCGATCGATCTCCTTATGAATGTCGCCGCTGCCCAAAACAGATTGGCTTGCTTCTCGAAGGTCATCGCTTGAACATCTTCCTTAGCTCATCCGCGTCATACGTGACGGCAATTTCTGGCTCGCCAAGATCGGGCCAATGCACGACGCATCCATAGTCACGCAGTGCTGGGTTGATGATCTCCTCGATGATCCGGCAAGCGTGCTGCTTGCGTTTCGCCTCGATGCGAAGGAACAGTGTGTGTGGCTCGGTCATATCACGCGTCCTCCATCTCCGGCGCTTCCGTCAGGCGATAGGCCCAACGTGAAAATTCAAGCTCTTGGACGCCATCGCCATATGCCGGCCATTTGCCGGTGCGGACACACTCAGCGTAGCGGTCGAGCGCGGTTCGCATGATCGCGCGTCCTTCCTCGACGATTGCCGGGGGAAGCTCGTAGATCGCGTATGCGTAGGGCGGTTTCTTCTCGAACGCCAGGAAACAAAATCCCTGAACTGGCTTCCCTAGAATGGTCCAGCCGTCAGTGTAGAATGCTTCCTGCGCGTGGTAACCGTAATTCACAACTGACCGCGCGAAGGCATCCTTGTGGGCGCTGTTGGTAGATTTCAGATCTATGACGATCCCTATATCCTCGCGATACAAGTCCGGTCGGCAGCGGCACAATTCGCCAGTCTGCGGATCTGTCCAATAGCCCGATGACTCCACAATGGGCTGGCCTCCGGTGATGACGGCATTCACCCATGCATCGGCATGGATCGCGTCGCGGATGGCGAGAACAGCGTCGTAATCGCCAGCAGTGAGGATCAGCTTCCCCTCGATGGCGGCAAATTCAGCGGCGTCTTTCCATTTGTTGCCGCGTCGATCTTCGGGGCCGCGAAATACTTTCCGCTCGAACTCGTCGGGCTGGAGAATCGCCAGATGGCAGGCTTCACCAAAATCGAACGCGACGTTCGGCTCGCGCTGGCCGAAACGGTAATGTGCCGGTGATTGCGTGTAGATCGTCCAAAGGCCGGTTTTGGAAATGCCTGGACCAGAATGATACTGGTCGATCGGCAGATCGTAATAGATGCCAGGAGTCACGCCACGATCTCCTTCTTTACGCTGCCCCATATGGCGGATCGGGTTTCGTGTGATTTGCGAATGGCTTCTGAAGCTGCCGCTGAAAATGTTTCGCCGCAGCCGATTGACATGTAACCCCGAGCACCTTTCTCCCAAACGGCATATACAGTGAACTTGGTTCGCTCAGCCAATGGGTTAAACGTCAGGGTAATGTGTGCCAGATCATGGTGCTCACACAGCGACTCCAGATGTCGCTCAAATTCCTCGAACATCATGCTTCTCCCATGTTGCGATACTGGCAACAGTACGGGCATGTAGCGTTTCTGTCAACATTAAATTTCAGAAATTCAGGTCGGTGTTGACACGGCAACCGCACGATGCCATTATCGCAACAACCCCGCTGAGGTGTTTGGTCATGTTCAACCTGTGCTTCTCAACGGCGTCCTCGGCGGGGGAAACCAGTCAGTATCAACCTCGTGCTGATTGGTGGCACTTCCCCGCTCGGCCCCGGCCTAATAAGCCGGGGCCTTTGATTTTTACGGGATGATTGCCAGGACTGGCGTCGCTGTTTGCAGGTCAAGTTCGCGAACGCGACCGTCAACACAGATCACGCGGGCCTCGCCGGTCTTTCTGGCTTGCTCGATCCTCGCTATGATCTGCTCGCCACGATAGGACCGGCAGATCGACAGCGCGCCGATCGCTGCCGGCTCCACCTCAGTGGTGTGCTTGAACAACACAACAGCATCGTCCAGCAGGCGCAATGGTCCGTCCATCGCACGAATCTGCGCCGCGATTATCTGGCCGTTGTGCCGGGATATGGCGTCCTGTGCGCGGTCGATCACTGTCTGCGGGAGTGGCCTTGGATCTTTCAGCGGCTCGATCTCTCCGCCCTCGGTGATCATCACAGCGAGCAGGATTCGCGTCGGCTGTCCGTCCAGGTCGAAAGAAAAGCCCGCATGTTTCAGGACTTCGCTAACCGGGACAGCGAGGAATGATGCAATATCGCGAGCCTCGGTCATCTGCATCTTCCGTTGACCGTGCAGCATCCTAGACACGGCGGACGGGTCCAGGTCCATGTGCTTCGCTAGGGAACGCAGCGACTGCTTGCGTTCCTGTAGCTTCCGGTAAAACCAGACTGTGTCGATTGTCATGGCACCCTGTGCGTTGTTGCACGATCGGCAACATGCACAATCTTCCGTATGTGTACAAGTGATTTTGGTGTTGCATGGCCCCTGTCCGCAGACTTGACGTTGCATTTTT